TAATTATTAAGTAAGCACCCAGCCCCGGTAATACCGGGGTTTTTATTGCGCTACGCTATAGTTAATTTATAGTCAAGCACAAATCATGCCCGCTGGATCGAATCGCGCCATTGATCGATTGCGTAAAGCAGCAAATCTCCAGCCAAGCAAGCGCAAGGTTAAATTGTCTGACGGCACCACATTTGAAATGTGGATCAGCCCGCTAACCATGGCTGAACGTGAACGCGCCCAAAAGCAAGCCAAGTCTGACGACGCTGGAGCGTTTGCACTGCAGCTGCTGATCGGCAAAGCACAGGACGAAAACGGCGCCAAGCTTTTCTCTGCCGGTGAAATCGATATTTTAAAAAACGAAGTCAAGGACAGCGATCTGCAGTCTTTGATGCTGGCCATCCTTAGCGACGAAGACGAAGAGCCAATGGACCCAAAATCCTAGTTGCGGAACTTCGCAAAGACAACTGGCTCATGCTGCAATTTGGCGTTGCCAAGGAACTGGGCATGAGCTTGACCGAAGTCCGCACCACGATGACGCCCGAGGAATTAATTGGCTGGAGCGCTTACTTCCAGATCATCAACGAAGAGCAGGAAAAACAAATGGAAAAAGCCCGCCGCCGAAGGTAGGCTTTTCCGCGCCTAGAATAGAAAGCGACGTACCAGCTGTGGATCGTGGCATACAGAGCTGAAATTGAGATAGGCGTAAAAGGTGCTGCAAAGCTAGAACAGCTAAAAAAGAACTTACAATCTATTAACCAAAAGGTTGATCAAGTAAAAGCTAGATGGGAAAAAATACGCCAAGGTGTTCCAACAAAGGAATTTGGTGAAGTCAATAAAAAATTACAAAAAACAACTGCATTGCAAGCTAGGGCTAACGCGCTTGCGGCAGCTACAGAAAAACGTCTAAAAGGACAAAGTAGTGTAACCAAAGGTTTATTAGGTTTAAACAAAGCTGTCTTAAACGCAGCTAGAAGTGAAGCGCAAGCACGCGGCGAAAGCGTAGCAAAACAACGCGCATTAAATAGGGAGTTAGCCAAATCCCAGCAATATTCAAGACCTATAGGACCACAACCGCAGCGAGCTGCCGCAGTAAGAGGCCGAGCTGGTACTGGTCAGTTAGCAGGAAGACTAGGCGCAGCAGCAGCTGCCGCTGCTGCTATTCGCGGTGTAGCTAACTTAGCTAATGCGTCTGCAAGAACTTCTGCTGAGTTGAGCAAACTTGGGCTTGCTCTTGAAGGCATACTAGGTAAAAACGCCGCAGAAGGTTTTAAAGCGATTGACCGGGCTGCGCGAGATTTTAACCAGCCAATCGTAGACGCTACAAGAAACTTCACTCAATTAAGCGCTGCTGCAGTAACCAACGGCAACAGTATTAAACAGACAGAGACTTTATACCGTGCTTTATCTGCTGCAACTAAAGCCACAGGCGGAGACGCAGAAGACCTTAACGGTGTACTACGAGCGGCAACCCAGGTTATTTCAAAGGGGGTTGTAAGGTCCGAAGAACTTAGAGGTCAGATCGGCGACCGCCTTCCTGGTGCGTTCCAGCTGTTTGCCCAGGCCACAAACCGTTCTGCGGAAGAGCTGCAAAAAGCCTTAGAGCAAGGCGAGGTTAGCGCAGACGAGTTTGTAACCACATTCGCAGACTTCATTCTCAATAAGTATGAGCCTGCAGCCAAAAAGATCGGCGACTCTCCAGCTGAAGCCGGAGCCCGTCTAACCAAAGCATTAGAAGATCTTAACCGCGCAGCGGGGCCTTTGCTTGCTGCTCTTGGGGCGAAATTCCAGAACTTTGCTACAGATGTAATTAAAGCTTTAACTCCCGTAGCAAACTACATACAAGATCTTTTTAATTTCACCCCTACGACACCTGCCGGGCTTAAAAAAGTAGGTAAGGATCTTGCTGATGTCGGCGCAAAACTTGGTCAGGCAGAACAAAGGCTTGCACAATCTACTGACGAACAAGCACGAAGAGCTGCACAGGCAGACATAGATAGTCTAGAAAGAAGGCGGCAAAAGTTAGCTAAAGAGTTCGGTCGTATTGCAGTAGCCCTACCTTCAAGAACAACAGAACCAACCGTTTTAAAGAAAACAACTGCAGAGGACAAAGGAGTAGGTAAAGCCGACAAAGCTGCAGCTCGTGCCGCAGCTCGTGCTGCCCGAGAAGAAGAAAGGCTGCAACAGCGTCTTGCCGCTTTAAGAGTAGAACTTAATTTAATTACAACAAATGCTGATTTTAAGTCAAAAATTACGGCTGCAGAAATTGCAGGAAATAAAGAGCTTGTAGTCAGACTGCAGAATCTACAGGACATTAACACTATCCAAGCAAACGAGGAAAAAGCACTTATACGAATAAAGGATGTACGGGAAATAAACCTACGAAAAGAAAAAACTTCTGCAGAAATAAACGCAGCAAACGTAAAAGCAGCCGCAGAATTAGCAAATATTGATAACCGAAGGCAGCAAGCTTTTGATAAAAAGATAGAAAGCCTCAATTTTGAGTATGCAATTCTAACCGCGACAACAATTGAAGAAAGAAAGCAGCTACAAATTGCGCAACAAATGGCGGCGTTAAAAGGGCAGGATTTTACACCAGAGCAACTAGACCAAATACAAGCTGCAAAAGAAAGACTAGACATCGGTCCAATCCAAACCTATGTAAACGAGCTTCAACTCAGCCTGGGTGACACAGAAAGCATGGTATTAAGCCTTGCGCAATCTGTTGAAAGTTCATTGGCAACTGCAATGTCCAGCGCGGTAGAGACACTAATCACGGGCACTGGCTCGGTTAAGGACGCCTTTAGCGACATGTTTGCCAGTATCGGAAAGGCGTTTATTAACATGGCCACGCAGATGCTTGCCCAGCAAGCAATTTTGTCACTACTCCAAGCTTTAAGCGGCGGTATTAGTGGCGGTGGTGGTGGCGCTTTCAACATAGGTAAAGCACTTACAGGCCGCGCTACCGGAGGCCCAGTAAACGCAAACACGCCCTACATCGTGGGAGAACGCGGCCCAGAGCTGATGATTCCATCCAGCCAAGGCCGCATCGTTTCCAACGAAAACCTGCGCTCAGAGATGGACCGCTCCACCGCAACGCGGAGCGCAATGTCACGCAACTCACCAGCTGGAGCGATCGACGTACGCTATTCCGTGGAGCGCATCAACAGCGTCGATTATGTTACCGCTGACGAATTCCAGCAGGGCATGGCACAAGCAGCAAAACAAGGTGCAATCCAGGGCGAGCAACGCGCCATGCGCACGTTAAAGAACAGCGCTAGTACCCGCAGGAGTGTTGGATTCTGATGGAATTTGCTTACGGACACCTGTTAGACATTGGGCCTAGCGGCAGCATCCGGTTCCGCTTTCAGAACTACGCGCTGAACCAATCTGTCAATGGCTACACCTTTCTGCCTTTCGGCTTCGGTGGTGCGGTTGCCACTTTGCAGGGGGATAACCTCGATGCGAACTTACAGTTTGCGCACACCGACATGACCCGCAACTGGATCAAACAGGCGCTTGATGAGTTGTGGGTTGCCAAGGTGACTACGGTTTTGTGGACACCATCCACTGGCGCCATCCAGCGCACCTTATACACGTATTACGGCAGCTGTTCTAACGGCGGCTGGAACGAGACCACAATTCAAGTCAACTTAAACTCAGTGCTAGACGCGATCCAAAGCAACGTTCCAGGTCGTCGATTGCACCGCTGGCAGGTTGGCAGCATTCCCTTTACAGCGCAAGTCCGTGTGTGAGCATTTAATAGGTCGTAAGTACGACTACGGCACAAAGGACTGCATCCATCTTGTGATTGACGCGCTTACGTCAATGAAGATGAACCCTCCACCGGTTAACCCTGACTGGTACGGAATGACGACGCGCGAAGTAATGGCAGAGATGGTCAGGTACTGCGACCGCATTAGCTATCCGGTCTACGATGGTGACATCACAGTGCTAGTAGCCGATCCGCTGGCTTTCGGGGTTTTATGGCAGACCGGGATTCTATACATCAATCAGACTCTGCAAGCGGTGGATTGGAAACCGGCGCACGTCCATACAATCCGCCGCTCTTACCGTATGAAATTGCGCTAATTGAAGCGCTTGGCTGCACTGAGGAAGAGTATCGCGAATTTATACGCCACGCAGAACTAGCGGCACGGGTGCGGCCAGCAGGCTACGAGCATGTTCCAGATGTTGTTAACGGCCCAGCTGCAATCCCGATTGTTGTAAGCCTTGTTGTCGGCCTGATTTCTACTGCCGTCAGTGTGCTGCTAGCGCCTAAAGCGCAAACCGCTCAGACGGCACAGCAAACAAAGATCGGAAGCCGAAAGCTTGCCGACCAGATCGGGCCTACACGTTTCAACCAAACCACAAGTTTCGATAACGTCAGCGCACTTGCGGAATACGGCCAACCGATCCCAATTCCATTCGGCACAAAAGGCACTGGAGCGGACGGCATCACTACGGGCGGATTAATTTTGGCACCTGCTCTGGTATGGAGCCGCCTTTATTCCTATGGCACGTACCAAGCTTTTGAAGGTATCTATGTTGCCGGTCAGTACGGTGTAAACACACCAAATTTCACTGGTGTGCGCATTGGCACGCTGCCTTTGGACAGCCTTGGTGGCAAGGATTTTGCGCTTTATTGGTCCTCTAAAGAAGCCAATAACAGGCTGAGCAGCGGAAACCTTATTGCGGGTTCTGAGGGTAGCCGCGATTCTGGTACATCAGGACGCAATGTGTTTAAGGCGCCGGATGCGTTCGGCATGGAGTCCGATGCGTTTTCAATGGCGTACACACCGCAGTCAAACACGGTGTTTGGTACGTCAACACCAATTCATAACGGAACAGCCTTTAGGTTTAATTGGGAGATTATTTCATCTCCTTACGATTCAACGCTGCATGAAGGTGGCGACGGCGGCGCTAGAAAAAGAGATGCACGATTTGAAATGCAGGCTAGGCGCCGCAAGATTGCAGGCAGCGAAGCCGATGTTTTACACGATAAAAGCCCAGAACGCGGAATGCCTGGTGTGGGCCGCGCCTATTCCCGCCGGATGGGGTTTATTCGATACAACAGTAGTGTTTTTAGCAATAAAACAATTGTAAACAACGTCAAAGTTGGCGATGAGCTTGAGTATGAAATATTTGGCGCGGACTGGTCCGAACTTGAAAACAGAAGCCGCGAGGATGGCGGTTTTGCCGGTTCAAGTGTCAACTTAAAAGACCTAGAGAACTCAGCAGACTCTTGGCGCAGCCGCGCTTCTGACCTGCTTGTAGTCGGGTCTAAATGGATCATTTTGGATTCAATCTGGGTCGTGCAATCACGAAGCCCGCAAACATGGAAGCCAGGAGTTGCCGCGCAGTACATCGTTTTTAAATGCACAGCAGTTTTAACACGTAGCGGTG